GGTAGATGCGAAATAGCGGGTAGACAGGTTGAAATCGGACAAGCGTCCGATTTTTTTTTGTACTTTTATGTGCCGGTAAACTGCCGGAATAACGGCATAACCGTGCCAGCGCTATGTCTGTCTATCCGCGTTAAAGTAGATTCAACAGGGAATACCGGAGACGGTTTTCCGGGTGAAGTCTACTGAACCCTTATCATCCGTAGGCACTCGGCCATGCTGTGGGTCTTAAAGCCTTAGACGTTAATCGTCAGGGGTGTGGTGATGAGGTAGGGTTAGATGCCCTGTTTAAGATGAAGCCCTTTGGGGTTTCATCAGGTAACGGAGGGAGGTGAAAATAATGCGAATGAATTCGCAGATGCAAGTACGGTGAACAGACAAGTAATTCAATAGAGGGGAGGCTGATGGGCATAAAATGATACCTATTCGGGAAATAGATCAGCTGCTGACAACGAGTCTCTTGAGTTACCTGCATATTCCCGTCGTTCCATATGATAGCATTGACAACTTCCCTGAGGATCGGTTAATAACTTGCAATTATTCAAGACCTGTCGGTGAAGCTTCGGGACGCCCCGTATTAACGGTGGAAAACGGGGAACCCACGCTCAATGAGACGGTTACCCTACAAGCAACCTTCCTAAGCTATGCAGTAGAAGGGCTGCAGCGGATTGAGCAGACATTGCAAGTCAGGGATTGGTTCTTGACCGAGGGATGTACACTGCTTAAGGAAAAACTGGGTGTTGTCGTTGCACGAATTGGCATGATCGAGAACAGAGATATTCAGATTAGTAGCAGATGGGAACGGCGCTATGGGATGGACATTGAATTAAGAGTCCGACACATCTTATCAAGACCACTGGAAGTAGTAGAAGATGTACAACTGAGAGGAGTTGAGCCTTTTGGCCAATAGAGATGTAACAGTAATGATCGAGATGGAGCGTCCTGTTCCAAAGCTTGGATTTGGTAAGCCACTGATTTTGGGAACAAGTGCGGAAGGAAGTTCTTATAAGACATATAGTGACATTGCTTCGATCGCTGCCGATTACGGCAAGCAAACTGAGGAATATAAGGCAGCATTTGCGCTGCTCAACCAAGGTGATGACTCTCCTGGTGAAGTAGCCATTTATTGCAGAAAGCTCGGTACGGAGATGCAGCCGCTGGAAGATTCCTTGAATGAAATCTTCCGAGAAGATTGGTACTTCCTTATTGCCACTACTATGGTTCCAGAGGAAGTCGAAGCCATTGCTGCCGCTGTGGAGATGGATAATTCGAGACAGTATTTTACCCGATCTGATGATATGAAAGTAGTAGAGTCGTTAAAGGCCAAGGGATATACCCGTACAACGGTTCTGTATCATACAAACCCTGCGTCATATCCGGAAGCAGCCTGGGTGGGTCGTGCAGCTTCGTCGGATGTGGGAAGCGTAACGTGGAAGTTCAAGAAACTAGCGGGCATCAATCCATTAGAGATTTCCGGGACTGGGTTGAAGAGCATTCACGATCTTAGTGCTAACACCTATGTTACCAAGGCAGGCGATCCTGTAACGAGTGAGGGAAAGACGCTTTCGGGAGAGTACATTGATATTATTCATGCGAAAGACTATGTGCGGTCTTCCATTGAGCAGGGTATCCAACAGCTGTTGAACAGCTCACAAAAAATTGCATATGACGATACAGGGATTGCCCAGCTTGAAAGTGTGGTAAGGACAGTTCTGCAGCGAGCTTATAAGCAGGGTATTATTGCGGAGGACGAGGACGGATTACCAATGTACGGAACTAATTTTAAAACGCGTGCTGAAGTTGATGCATCAGATCGAGCGGAACGGAATTATAAAGAAGGCCAATTCTGGTTTGATCTCGCTGGAGCCATTCACGAAACGACGATTCGCGGACAGATTCGACTATAAGGGGGAACCGGAAACTATGGTAACAACAACTACTTATGATGCAAAAGGAATTACAGTTGTCGTAGATGGCATCTACTTGACTGGATTCAGTGAATCCATGGTTGCTGTCGAGAAGACAGAAAATAACTATGAGGTTAAAGTAGGGGCGCAAGGAGATACTCTTCGGACAAAGGTGAATAACCCGCTCGGTACAATTACCGTAACGCTGCTGGCAACGAGTCCACAGGCAGCTCATCTGGATAAGCTTGCGGCTACAGGCCGGCTGGTATCTGTCACGGTCATTAACGCCGGCCCGCCGAAGGAGACCGTTACGGCAGCAGAAGCATTTGTAGTAAAGCCTGCCAACCGCTCTTATGGCAATGAAGCAGAGGATCGGGAGTATGAAATTCAATGTATGGACATGACATTTAACTAAGGGGGAACTCATCAATGAGTGCGTTTAAGCAGAAAGTAGTGAAGACTGCCAGTGGCAAGGAATATGTACTCCAGCACCCGGGCGTGAGGGCAGTGACCAAAATATCGGATCGTATCAAAAACAAGCACGGAGTCATTATGGACGAGCGGCTGTGTGATGAGATGCTTCAACATATCGTAGTAGAACCGAAAACAACCTTGGAGAGCTTTGATTCTTATCCGGAAATGATTGATGTTGTACGTCGGGCTTTTGCCTTCATTTCCGGTCAAGAGGATGAACTCGAACATGACGATCAGCAAGCAGGAAGCTGAGCGGCGGGCTAGAACCCGATGGGATCAATGGCGTCTGCTCCTGGCTGGTATGGTGACATACCGGGATCTGCTTGTCATGGATCAGGATGACGTCATGGAAGCCAATGCGGCTCTGGATCTGCATATCCGGCAGCAGGAGAAGAAAAGCAAATAAGGCACCCATTCGGGTGTCTTATTTTATCTCAAGGAGGTGAGACAAGGATGGAAGGAAACCCGACTTCGGAGGCAGTTAAGCAGTTTGATCAATTGTTGAGTCAAGTTGGCAGTTTGGATAAAAAGGCTCGGGAAGCTATAGTCAGCATCGGTAAAGCAGGGATAAAGGCTGCTTCCGAGTTTGAGTCGGCTATGCGCGGTATCCAGGCTGCAACGGGGACAACTACGGATCAAATGGGGGAAGTGCGGGAGATTGCCAAAGGCTTGTATGCCGGCAATCTGGGTGAAAGCTGGGCTGACCTTGGCAGCGTCATGGCAACGGTAAAGCAGGGTACGGATATGGCAGGTGATGCCCTCGCAGAAACCACTCGGAATGCTATACTGCTGCGTGACCAATTTAAGATTGGCATCAGTGACAGTATTAGCACAAGCAACGAGATGATGGACCAGTTTGGTATCACATCTGAAGAATCCATGAACTTACTCGCACAGGGCGTTCAACATGGGCTGAACCAATCAGGCGAGCTTTTTAAGACGATTCGGGATTATGCCGACCCATTCCAGAATCTCGGGTTTTCAGCAGAAGAAATGTTTGAACTGCTTGCTGCAGGTTCAGCGGGAAATGCTCAAAAGTTAAAAGCGCTGGGGGATGCCATGAAAGAATTTGGTGCCCGTTCGATGAGCGGGTCAACTGAGTCCGTCGAGGCATTCCAGCAGCTCGGTTTCCAAGCGGATAACATGGTCAGTATATTTGCAGGCGGTGGGCCTAAGGCCAAGGAAGCTTTTGACCAGGTGATCCAAGCGCTCTCGGAATTGGAGGATCCGGTCACCAGGAATACGGTTGGTACGGCCTTGATGGGTGAACAGTTTAAGGTGATGCAAGCTGAGACTTTGGCAGCGTTTGGGGCAGCCTCTCAGCAATTTGACAGTACCAAGAACAGCATGGATGAACTGAATGCTATGAAATTTGATAGCCCGTCAAAGTTATTTGCAGCCTTCAGCCGCCAGCTGGAGACGGATGTATTAATTCCGATTGGTCAGCAGCTGCTCCCGTATCTGATGAAGTTCGGTCAATGGCTAACTAGTCACGGACCCCAGATAGCGGCGTTTGGAAACGCAGTAAGCGAGGGACTGGGTAAGATAGCTCCGGTGGTGGAAGGTACAATGAATGTGGTGTTGAGTATGGCAAGCGGCATATTACTGTGGGAAGGTCTTGCACCGCTTATTATCGGTTTGGCGGCCGCATTCCAAACCTACAAGGCTGTATTGTTCTTAACAGAACTTCGGGTAAACGCGTTGGCTGTAGCCCAAAGACTGTACAGTGTCATTCTAACTATGAGCCCGTTTGGTTTGATCGTTTCAGCAATAGTAGGCTTGGTAGCCGCTCTTATCACGGCGTATAATACCTCGGAGACCTTCCGCAACGCGGTTCTATCAGTTTGGGAGGCTATTAAGAATGCGTTTGCGGCAACTTTAGATTTTTTCGTGATTACAGTTCCCGCTGTATTTAATCAAATTATAGGTTGGTTAATTTCCTTTGGTCTTCAGATTATTACAACGATATTAGAACCATGGACAGCATTAGGGAGCACTTTACCCGCGGCACTTGCCGCCATTACGACAGTCATTGCTAGTGCCTGGGATGTGGTCTGGCAGAATGTTGCCGATCTTGGGGATGGAATCAAAGGGATTTTCACCGGTGTTTGGGACTGGGTGAAGGATGGCTTTATATCCGCTATTAACTGGGTAATTGACAAACTCAACTGGTTTATCAACAAGGTCAACAATGAATTATCTTTTACATTACCAGATTGGATGGGTGGATATTCGTTTCAAGTCAATGTGCCAACTATATCCCATATAGGAGGTAACTCATCAGGTAACCCACCGGGTATTCCAGCGGGGAAGATAGTCAGTGACCCATGGGCTCCCCCTAAGCTGGCTACTACTCTGAAAAATGGAGAGAAGTTCGACGGTTCCCATAAGGCTGGGCTAAACTATGTTCCGTTTGACGGGTATATTGCCGAGCTGCACAGAGGGGAACGGGTGCTGACAGCAGAGGAAAACCGAAGCTACACACCAGAGGCTGCGCCAGCAAGAGTTTCTAACGGCAAGCAGGAGCTTGCCATTTCTATTGCGTTCTCAGGTAATGGGGGTACATCCGGCAGTGGGGTAGGCGATCAGGAAGAGATGCGCATTCGACAGATCTTTAACAGTGTACTGGAGAGCACATTGCGAAAGATGAATCTGGAGGCGAGTCATTAATGGCAACAATTGACGGACACTATGTCTTGGTAGAAAGTGAAGAACCATCGTACGAAAATCAGGCCACCGAGCAGCCGGTTGAGAAGGGAGTGAACTTGACTGACCATGTTCAGCGGCTGGCACGCAAGCTGTCCATTAAAGGTATTGTAGCTGGACCGGGCGCTTCCAGGAAAAGGGCCTATCTCATTCAGGCTTCGGATTCCGGTAAGGTGGTGTACTACTCCGGCCGCAATACTTTTCGGGGGGTCATAACAGGCTTAACTACCGGTCATACCAGTTCCATTGCAGACGGGTTCACGTTCAGTATGACGCTTCGGGAAATTCGGGTCGCATCATCTTCAACAGTCTCACAGCTGCCCCTAGCCATTCGGTCACAGGTTTCCCCGGTCACAAGTTCGGGAACTAAGCAGACCAAAAGCAAACGTGATGAGTCAACTGAAATGCATTTGAAGAAGTCGAGTGGTGGAAACAGTTTAAGGAAACCGTCGGAAAAGGTGAAGCCGGCTAGGGACAGACGATGGACATGAGGTGAAACGCAGATGGCGTATATAGACATTGAAAAGGAGCTTATCCCCTATCGCTTTGATATGACGATCGCGGATAAGGAGTATACGTTTGAGATCCATTACAATGCAGAGCATGATTTCTTTACGTTAAGCCTGGAGCGGGAAGGAAAGCTACTTGTTAGTGGGGAGAAACTTGTCTACGGGCGGGCACTATTTGCAGATGTTTGGGACAGCCATTTTCCGGAAATAGCCATAATTCCGTATGACGAATCAGGTCAAGCTGCTGAAGTAAACTGGTCGACCTTGTCATCCAGTGTCTTTTTGTACCTTATGGAGGAAGAAACAGATGCAGACTAATTTCGGGCGGATTGTCGAAGTTACGGTATCGGGAATGACGTTTTCCATGGAGCATTATGCTTTGGGGGGGGTTATCCCCTTCGATAATGATATGATGCCAAATGAAAGTGAAATTCGAGTATGGAATTTGGCTCCTGATACGATACAGAAAATCAAAATTAATGATCCCTTGACGGTTAATGCCGGATACCACGGAGACATTGGGCTTATTTTGCATGGATTCGTCTCATCGGTACAGACCCGGCCGGAAGGGGCGGATAAGGTAACGATTATTCATGTTATGGATTCGGAGGACTTGTCCTCTAGAAAGGTGCAGGACACGTCTTTTAAGGCAGGGACTTTGGCCAGTTATATGATTCGAGAGCTTGCATCACGAATAAAAATGCCTATTGCCCAGTTTGACCTGGTACAGGATTACCGTTATATGGATGGATACACGGCTAGCGGGGAAGTAACCGAGGTTATATCCAAGATTGCAGCAGACTGTAAGACTGGCGTATACATTAACAAAGGTAAATTATACGTCCGGAACTTAGGGTGGGGGAAACATGAAGTATTCAAGTTATCATCGCAGACAGGCCTCTTGGGTATACCGGAATGGTCTGCTGGTACGGGGGAGAAGAGCTGCCGCATTACATGCCAATTGCAGTATCGGATTTCAACTGCCTCTGCGGTTGAGCTAAAGAGTCAGTATGTGAGTGGAAGGCTTTATGTAAAGAGTGGTTCTCACAAATTCAGCCGGACCGGTGACTTTACTACGGAAGTGGAGGCGGTGGAAAATGAGAAATCCTGACCCGGCCAGCACATTAGCGCGGCTCGTCCGGCAGTCCTTGAACAAAGACGCGGGTGCTCTTCATGTTGCTCTTCCGTGCAGGGTGGAGAGCTATAATCTAGAGACCTGCAGGGCTACGGTTCAACCGTTAATTCGTACAGGCTCTACCGATCCCGCACCTATTGAGGCTGTTCCAGCACTAGGACAACGGCTGATTGTGGATGGTGCGGAGAAGGTATTCCGCCCCTCCCTTCAACGTGGCGATACTGTGCTAGTTGTCATAGCTGACAGAGAGATCAAGAACACCATGAGCGGCAGGATTTCCACCCCGGACAGCGGCAGGCAGCATGATCTGAATGATGCGATTATTGTGGGGGTGTTTGGATGGTGTCTTTAAAGCTTCAAGATGGGGATTTGGTAATGAATAATGGTGAGCTGGCCATAATCGACGAGCAGGCTGATGTTGCTCAAAGTCTGCGGATCATCCTAGGTACCCGGCGGGGAGAATGGTTCCTGAATCCGGACTTTGGAATTGATTCTTCTATCCTTCATCAGAAAAGCTGGGCAGCAGAAGATGTTGAGGAAGTGATTAGAGCAGGCCTTTATCAAGATGAGCGAATCGTATCGGTGGAGGCAATCGATCAGTCTATCGGCCGGGCTTCCCGGCAGTTGACAATATCGTTTACTGCGCTGATGACAAATGGCGAACAAGTAAGATCGGAGGTGGAAGTGAGTGCTGGATAAGACGGGTTTCAAACGTCAGCGATTTGAGGACATTTATGCAAGTATGGAAGAGAAGGCCCGTGAGGTTTTCGGTGATAATGTAAAGACGAGTGAACGATCTCCGTTAGGTCTTATTCTCCGCATTTTTGCCTGGATTCTGGCAAGACTATGGCAAACGGCGGAATCGGTGTACTACAGCGGTTATATCAATACGGCTGAAGGAACGAGCCTCGACCGGTTGGGTCCTTTTGTAGGCGTGTCACGTCTCATAGAACAGCATGCCGTTGGCATGGTGATATTGACAGGTACACCAGGCTATATTGTTCAAGCTGGCTTCCGGCTGGCAGCTGGTGATATCTACTTTGAGACGGTCGACCAAGTCGTTATACAGACCGATGGCAGGGTGAAAGCTGCAATTAGGGCCGTGACAGCTGGACAGACGGGAAATGTGGCAGCGGGAATCATTACGGAAATTGTTAATCCTAATGCGGATGTATTATCGGTTACTAATCCCGCAGCTACAAACGGCGGACGAGAGAAGGAGACGGATACGGAATTCCGAGAGCGCTTCTCGTTATCTGTATCGGCCGGGGGGGCAGCTACAGTGGACAGTATTCGTGGCGCGCTGCTCTCTGTACCCGGTATCCGGGCGGCAACCGTTATCGAAAATGCATCAAGCGAAGTGATGGATGGGCGCAGTCCCAAGTCATTCGAAGCCTACGTGCTGGGTGGTTCACCGAATGAGATCGGCAGGGCAATTTTCAGCAAGAAGGCAGCAGGTATCGAGTCGGTTGGTGAGCAAGTGGTTACCGTAACGGACCTTGGTGGGAATCCCCATGAGGTCCGTTTTTCTTATGCCCCTACTATACAGCTGGAAGTGAGGGTTGCGGTGGCTGTCACAAGCAGCTTCCCAATTGACGGAGCCGGTCGGATCAAGACGGCCATCATCAGATATATTGGTGGGGAAGATGTGGATGGACAGGTGTATTCAGGATTGTCCATGGGTGAGGACGTCATTTTATCCCGCATGACCGCGGCTGTATTCACTGTCCCGGGAGTGGAAGATGTGTCTACTGAGCTCTCATTAGATGGAGGCGAAACGTGGCTGCAGCACAATATTGCAATTGAGCGGCAGCAGGTAGCACAGGCAGATGCCGAACGAATTCAGGTGAATATGCAATGATGAAGAAAATGCTGGACCTGCTGACGGATGTTTATGACAAATCGCCTGTAAGCAACATCGGCAAACTATTTCAAATCGGAGCACGTGAACTACAGCGATTACAGACGACCCTGGAACGGATTGGGCATTGGCGGGATATAGATCAGGCACAAGGAAAGACCTTGGACCGAATTGGTGAAAATGTTTTACAGCCGCGAGGAAGTGCTGCCGATGAAGTTTTTCGCATCCTGATTAAATCGAAGATTGCCCGCAATTTGTCTAGAGGAACGGTTGATACCATTATCGCAGTGCTGTCAACGGTACTGGATTGCAGGCCATCCGAGATCAGGATCAAAGAACTTTTCCATGATCCATTGCAGCCGCAGCCTGCAGCTATTTCCCTGATTCAGCTGCCTGTCGACCGACTGAACAGGGTAGGGATGAACCCGGAGCAGTTTGCACAGATCATTCAGAAGACGGTCTCCGCAGGTGTAAGCGTAGGTCATATTGAATTGACCGGCACATTTAGTTATGGAGCGGTCGGAGAGGAATCCGACTCTGAAGCTGGTTTTTCGGATCTTGAACAGACGGTGGGCGGTACGCTTGGGGCTGTTTATTCATCATCAACTACAGGCAAGTTGCCTATTTAAGGAGGAGTTTATATGGCAGAACAACTGCCGGAGTGGAACGCACTGGGCACCGAACCACCTCAGTCTAAGAAGGACAGCGGGTGGTCCGCTGGTGAGAAGCCGCCTGCGGACTATTGGAATTGGTTCATGAACCGGACCTTTAGGGTTCTTCAGGAACTGCAGCTGCTGCAAGAGACAGAGAGCGAAGAGACGAATGAGAAAGTTGAAGAACTCCGGGCCCAGTTGAGTGGACTGATGGCCCAGTTGGTTGAAGCGACTACAACAACGTCTGGGCTTATGTCCCCGTCCGACAAAGCAAAAATAGACCAGGCAGCAATCTTAACAGGAGCTGCTTTTACAGGTGACGTATCCATATCAGGAGAACGAAGTCTGACAGTCAATTCATGGGGGATCTTCTCTTCATCCAGCAATGGTTATGTGTTAGTTGGACAAAATTGTTTTCTGGATCGTTCAACAGGAATATTCAGATATCGTAACAATCATTCTACTCTAGGTGCACGTGGTATTGTATTCCGTCATGATGGCATCAACAGGCTTCATCCAGCATTCTTCGATACTGGTAATGTACAGACAATAGCCGGAGCTGTGTTTACACCCACTCTCCACCGAATTTATCATTCAGGACTTGAGCATTATCACAAGCAAATGTTGAATGGATATCAGACCCCACCTGATGGTTCAGGCGATCCGGGGATCTATTCCAATACGAATGAGTGGATGAGATTTGTCACTAATGGTGCTCCGTTTAAGTTTTTTATGGATGGAGGAGCAGGGATTTCAGAAAAGTTTCATATTGGAGCAGATGAAGTCTATGTACCAACCAATATAAATTTACGTGGTGAACGATTGGCGGCAACAAGGCTGAACGGGAGCGATTTTGAGTACTGGAATGGTGGATCCTGGCAGACCATCACAGGCTATGGGATAGGTGGCGCTGCAAGGAGGGTTGTGAATTGGAATGAAGCAACCCAGACAGGTTGGTATATGAGTGATACAACAGTAGGGGCACCGCCAGTCATAGCAGGGGATAATGTGTGGTGGATGGGACAAGTCATCCAACACAATCTGGGATGGATTGTTCAACATTTATACAATTTTAATAATGGCCGTCAGATGGTGAGAGTAAAGAGAGACGGAGTTTGGCAACCATGGGAGGGAGTTGGAGGCGTGAAGAGTATACAGAGGGGAACGGTCTCTGTTAATAATTCTGGAGTAAATATGACGATTTCACCCGTAAATATGTTGAAAACTTCGGTTAATCTCTTAACTAGAAGCGGGGACTATATAACAACAGCCAGATTGACGTCTTCAACTAATCTGCATTTGTTGTATAACAGTCCGGGCTATCTAAATCTGGATTGGGAAGTAATTGAGTACTATTAAGGGGGATTGGATGTGTTTAAATATGCTGTGATTAACGAAGATGGTATCTGTACAGCCGTTTCCTATTTAGCTGAAGAAGTACAGCAAGAGAATATGATTTTGCTTCATGACAATGATGATGTCTCCCTCTGGGATATATATTCTGATGGCGGATGGGCTCCTGGTAAACCTCCGCTTACAAGCGGGGATAGCCTGCAAGATAAGATGGGTCAGCTTGAAGCAGATAACAAGGCTATGATGCTGGCACTTGCTGATATATATGAACAGATGATAGTTCTGCGATCAGGAGGCAATAGCTAATGGCCTACGTATACTACCGGCTTATTATGTTGGGACTTCGAACAATAGAGGATGTACCAGATTCAGAGAAAGACTTGGTGTACGGCTATCTCGAATCAGAAAATAGCAGCAATAATTAATTTTGAACAAGGAGTGAGCGGCATGGGGGGCGGTGATCCGATGGACATGGGCCAGTTTTACAGCACAATTACAGAAATCCGGGTTGAGCTCGGTAAGCTATCTACAAGACTTGAGAAACTGGACGACTTTACCCGTCGTCTGGAGGACATCGCCAAGCGGACGGAGGTTGTCGAGGAGGTTGCGGGCCGCGCTTACGAGAGTACAAAGTCCGCTCACCAGCGGCTGGATCAGATTTATAAAATTGCGGCCTGGTTTTTTACGACCGCTGGCGGCCTGGTACTGGCTGCTGTTGTCAGCTTTGCCCTTAGGGGCGGGTTTGTAAATCCGTAAGAAAAGGAATGATGAATCAATGGATGGTGCTGAGTGGAGCCTCGTATTTAGGCTTTTGGATACAAGACTGTTGATTGTCCTTGTTGCCTGCTGGCTATTTGGCTACATGCTAAAGCGGACCCCTATTATACCCAACTGGGCTATCGTGTATCTCGTCACGCTGGTTTCGGTTATATTTACGATCTGGTTGCTAGGGTTTGGTCCCATTCAGCTGCTGCAGGGCTTCCTGTGTGGAGCGGTCTCTGTCTATGGATACCAAGTAGTCAAGCAGGGAGCAGAAGCAGTCGAATACCGACACAAGGATTTGCGATGATAGCTGTGAAGGGAGGAGAGTCCTAGTGGTGTATACCCGTCAACATTTTATTAACAAGCTAGCGCCTTATGCTGTGGATTGTATGAAGCGAACCTCTATATCAGCAGCACTGACAATAGCTCAGGGGTGTCTGGAATCTGCAAATGGCAATAGCGGCCTTGCCGTCCAGGCGAATAACTTGTTTGGTATTAAAGGGCTGGGGGATAAGGGCAGTATCAAGATGTTGACTAGAGAGCAGAGGAAAGACGGAAGCGAATATGTCATTAATGCATCCTTTGCAGCTTACAGCAGTTGGGGGGCTTGTGTCGAAGCGAAGGCGGCCCTATTTTTAAACGGGGTGAGTTGGAATCGATCTTTGTACCTACCGCTGCTCGGAAGGAAGGGCAAAGAAGCGGCCCGTGCTGTCCAGGCCTGTGGATATGCGACTGACCTTAATTATGCAGATAAGCTGATAGCCATTATGGATGCCTATAACTTATACCCATTTGATGATGTGGAAGTGGAGGAAGCAATGAACCAGGAGGAAAAGGCAGCATTTGAAGAGCTTTGTAAGCAGGTGAAAGATATGAAGGCTTTACTGGATCAGAAGGATCCTCCTGCTTGGGCGCAAATGACGGTAGATAAACTTATACAACTGCCTAACAAAAAAGGGAGCGGTATGGTTTTGTCCGACCGCAAGGGAGATTACAGCTTTATGCGGATTCTCGTTATGCTTGACCGCATGGGACTTTTCGAGCGCTGAAAAACAGTAAGGCTCGGTGACCATTACAGGTCGCTGAGCCTTACCTATACATAATATAGTCGAACAATAATAAACCCCCCTTGGGCTTCCAAGGGGGGGTGCGCTTATGTTAAGTAGTATGGCGCGCCACGCCGGGATTCGAACCCGGGACGCACAGTTTAGGAAACTGTCGCTCTATCCTGCTGAGCTACGGGCGCGCAGTAATTTGAATTATAACACATACGGCTTATAAAATGAACACCCGGCAGGCAATTATCTGGTAAAATAGGAGCCGCTGTCCACTAAATTGGCGATGCTGGAGCTGCTGCCAGGACCCCGGGTTGCTTCTTCCAGTAAACGCCTCCGCTTCTCTTCATAATACGTTTCGATCTGACTCTTGAGCAGGAAGGCGCGCAGCTTACCCGTATGCTCAGCTGACAGCTCCTCAAACCTTAATCCATATACAAGACCGGCTGATTCCTTCGCCTTGCGGACGATTTCGGCCCGACAGCTAAGTGAAAATCCAAGGTCAATATCAAGCTTGACGAATGTATTGATCTGCAGCGGTAGCTCCATATCCACCACAAAGCCGGTCCCGGTCAGGCTGATATTATCGAGCTGAACCTGAAGCGGCTCTGGCAGAACGCGCTCCGTCTTACGCGGTCCTTCATAGATGCTCAGCACCTGGGCGGACGCCTGAACAGGCACACGAGGCTCCTGCCGTTTATCAAGGAAGCGTCTGCGGTTCTCAGGGGGATTTATAATAACGAGCGCAGATTCTGCTTTAGCAAGGACACGGGACTGGAAAACATAAATGCCGGCACCGGTGTACACCATGATGCGGACGGATTCGCCCAGTTCAAAGACACCAAACTGCGGAAGCTCAATCTCAATAATCTCTCCCGCTGCATACGTGAGCACGCCTGTGGCAATGAAGTTCTTCTTCTCAACAACTGCTTTGCAATTAAGCATAACAGTAATGTCGCTGCCTTCTTTACTACCGTAGTAAGGCAGGCTGTTCGTGATGGGTACAGACATGCTCAT